GGTTCACAGCAGCAGCACGGGAGCTGGAACGGAAGGTCGCGACGGCGGGATGAATATTCAAACAGCCGCGGCATCGACCTGGCCGACGACGACGAGAGATCACAAGGACGGAGCGTTCTGCCCGAACGTACCGGTGAACGGGTTATTGGGGCGGGTAGTGTGGTCGACGATCCGCGCGAGCGACGGCGAGAAGGGTGGACCGAACATGCAGTTCGGAGCGGGAGGCCAACCGCTACCGAGTCAAACATTTTGGGCAACGGCGACGAGTCACGAGCGCACGCACACGCCGAGGAAAGTGCATCACGGCGAGCAGCTGGCGAACCAGGCGAGCGCTGCAACGTGGAATACGCCGACCGCAGTGGAGCACAGGCGGGGCAACCAGCCGCCGCGCCCGCACGATACGGGGATTCCGCTGACGCAGCAGATTGCTGCGATTGGGTCATCGGTGCCGATGGAAAAGCGAGGCGCGTTAAATCCGGAGTTCGTCTGCTGGTTGATGAGTTTCCCAATCGCGTGGGTCTCCTGCGGGGTTTTGGTAACGCGATCGACCCGCGCCCGGCGTCAGCGTTCGTCACATCAGCCGTAGAGGCGATGTACGAGCTGAGGCCATGATCGACTCCACCGAGTTTCGCGATCATCGCGAGGAGTTCAAGCGGGCGCAGCGGGTGGCGAGCAAGAAGGCGCAGGAGAACCATTGGCTGCGGGGCGATATTGCCAAGCTCGAGGTGACGGTGCGTAATCTGGCGATCGACCGCGATCGGTGGAAGCGGCGGGCGGAGGTTGCGGAGGCTGAGCTGAAATATTTGGACGTACGTGCATGACCGACCCGGTAGCGATCGAGGACATTCGCAAGGCGAAAGCTTTTAAGTTGCTGAGCGACGAGCTGCTTCGCCGGTTCAAGGAACTGGGGCTTGATGGCGATGATCTCCGATTCTTCTGCAAGGCGATGATCGAGCATCTGGATGCGGAGCGCAAGAATATTTGAAGCGGTCCTGAAATAACCCCTTGCCAACCCCCGCGCTATGGTATAGTGGCAAGACATGGCTCTTTCTCAAACCGAACGTGAACGCGTCCTTCATCTGCCGAAGGACAAGGGATTGATCTGATGTCTCGCGGCCATCACTACTCGATGCACGTCATGCAGCCCGGCGTGAAGTCGATGCGTAAGCGGCGGGAATGGGGCCGGTACGGCGCAACGACGCGCTTTCCTTATCAGTCGCCTAACGGTTCGGCCCCCGTAAGGCGTCGCAAGCAGATTGCCGAGGGGCGGTTGAAACGAGGGAACGGGTTGATCTGATGCCCTTAACCGAATCCGAATTTATCACCGCGGTGAACCAGACCTGTCCGGTCTGCAATGCCGGGCGCCCGGTTCGTTTCCGAGATGACACGAAAGAATTTGTGCATGATTACGACGTCACGGGCGGGTTCAGGCATTCGTTCTGTCTCGCCACCGGGCTTCGCAAATTTTATGCTTCCCAGCAGGAGCAGAAGAATGACGCGCGAGCAGGCGATCAGTCGCGTCAGCACGGCACAGTCCCAGGCAGGACTTAGATTCATGAGTCGAGCGTCCGCTGCCGCCATCGTCGATTCGCTTGTGGCGCTCGATCTGTTGAAGCTCGATCAGTCTGTTGCTTCGATCCGGGCTCGTGCGATCGGCGCGATCTATACCGGGGCAGGCGCGGCTTGCGATGCAGCGGGTATACTTCGGGAACTGGAAGACGCAGGTTTACAGATTGTGGAGAACCCCAATGTCAGCTCTTGACGTTCTGAACGACGCCCACCGGGTCGGCAACATGCGGGACATGCGCGAGGCGATGAAGACCGAGGATGCCGGCGCTCCCGACATGATCGCTTCGCTGGTCGAGCGCGAGAACTATGAGAAGGCGCAGTGCGTGGTGAAAGTTCTCAACGCTTTCAACATGGCTAAGTTGAAACTTTCCGGAACCTGCGAGTGGACCATCGACGATCTTCGGGCGTTCTCGGTCGCGGTCAGGGCGCTCGGCACCAGCTGGGATATCGGGGCGCAGGCGCAGGAAGCGCTCGACAAGCGAGGGCAAAGGCGTCAGGAGGTCCGCCAGTAGCGCCTTGCAGATAATCTGCTATTTTGGAGGGCATGCCCAATAAGGATGCGGAGGGGTGGACGGTTGCGACGCTGAAGGAGTATTTCTCAGCGCGGCTCGACAGCATGGACAAGGCGGTCAGCAAGGCTGAAACTGCGATGTCCGACCGGTTGAGCGGGATGAACGAGTTGCGCGGCGCGATGGCGGATCAGGGCAAAATGATGCTGACCCGTGCGGAATACGAGGGCAAGCATCAGGCGTTGCTGGAGAAGCTTGATGCTCTGGCCTTGCGGATTACGACAATCGAGTCGACGCAGCGCGGACGCTCGGCGGGGTTCGGATCGATCGGAACCATCATCAGTTCTCTGGCGTCGCTCGCCGCTGTCGTTGCTGTGATCTTGAGTATCTGGCGGCACTGATGGTGTTCTCGGGGAATTTGAAGGAAGGTCGATCCTATCGAACCAGGGATGGCAAGGTGTGGCGGGTCGTCGACTTTTCGAGCTTCGAGGGAATTTCCTGTGCGCAGCTGAAGCTGGTTGGCGGCAAAGAGGTTTTGCACTGGCGGCCGGTGTCGGATTTTCTATTGGACGTCGAGAAGCAGGTTGACTGATGTTCAACGTCGGGCTGTTCTGGATCGCGGCATTTCTGGCTTGCCTCGTGTTCTGGTCGGAACTATTTTGGCTGTTGGGATGGGTTTGATGGACGAGGATTTGGTCGAGCTCTGCGAGGACTTGATCGACGAGCGCCCGGTCTCATGGTGGCGCTGGCTCCTGTTGTTTTGGTGGATCTCGTGAAGCGTCTTTACCGCTGGCTCTGCAGGCACGGGCTTCACAGCTGGCGGGATGAGCCGGTGCTGACGCCGATCGACGCCAACTGCCGGTTCGTGGTTACGGAAATCGTGATTCACCGCTGCAGGCACTGCGGCATTTCATGGAGTCAAATCAAGGTATGACCCAGGATTTTTACGAACGTGTTGATTGGACGATTGGGAGTTTGGGTTGGGCCGGCGCAATTGTGCTGTTTTTCATTGCGTATGCACACGCTCAGGACGCCCCTAAAATCCCATGCCCGGACAAGAATCCGTGCCGGGTACTGTTCATCAGCGAGGCGGAGTTTGCGATGCTGATGGGGGAAAAGGGAGTGCTGGCCACGGCAGCGCAGGCGCGCAATCTCGACCTTGGGGCGTTTGCGACTTACATGCAGACCAAATTGATCACGGCGCCGCAGGGTGAGCCTAGGAAAGACGAGCCGGTTAAGATCGACGCTTCGCCGACGACCGAGAACAAGCCGGTTGACAAGCACTAGATCATAGTGACAAGATTGTTTTGCTCGTGTTGCCACTCGAGCGCAGGCCGGGTTCGTTTTTTCATAGTTGCCCCCCAACGAGGCGAACCCGGCTTGTTTATTTCAGGAGTCCTGATTGCCCCGCGGTCGCTACAAGCGTCGGAACAAATTGATGCAGCCGACCTCGGTCCAGCTTGACAAGGTCTTGCATAATTTCCTGATTCGTCGCGCCCGGTTGACCGACACCACGATGGGGGCGCTGATCCGGAAAATTTTGCATTCGTGGCGGACGTTCGAGCTGGCGAAGCCCGCGCCGATCGAGGTTGAAGGGGATGGGGAGTGAAATTCGCACTCGTCACTACAACGATCAACGTTCCGCACGTCCTGAAGCTTTATCGGGCGTGTACCACGGATGTCCGGTTTTTCGTTGTCGGCGACAGGAAGACCCCGAAGGAAGCGTACGAGTTTGCGCTGACCCTGGACAACACTCAAATCTCGATGCCGGAATCAGGACATCAGTGGAAGTGTTCGGAGCTGATCGGCTTCAATTGTATTCAGCGGCGCAACATTGGTTTCCTCGAGGCATTGAAGTGGGGTGCTAGCGCGGTGCTCAGCATCGATGACGACAATATTCCTTTGCACGCTCTTTCGTTTTTCAAGGATTTAAGGGCTGTGCTGGAAGGTCGGTTTGATGGAGTTGGCGCGCGAGGAGAATATCACTGGATCGATCCCGGCCAGTATCTGCGACCACCTGCAAAGCATCGCGGCTTTCCGAACAGTGTGACGCATGAGGCGGTTTACCAACCGATCGTTGGCGCAAAGGTTGGCGTCGCCGCCGGCATGTGTCTCGGGGATCCCGACATTGATGCGACGACGCGAATGGTGAATGCGCCGGATGTCCAGCAGGTGTCGCAGCTGGTCGAGAACGGGATTGTCGCGCATCACCAGACCTGGACGGTTTTCAACAGCCAGAACACAGCGATCCTGCGCGAGTTCCTGCCGGCCTGGTTCATGTGGCCGGGAGTTGGGCGCCATGATGATATCTACGCTAGCCTCGTGGTTCAGCGCGTCATGCGCGAGCGGAATTATTGTGTACATCTCGGTAAACCCTTCGTTGTGCAGCAGCGCAACGCTCACGATCTCGTCAAGGATTTACGTGCCGAGCTCGACGGATATGACCAAGTAATAAAGTTAACCAGGCTTTTGGATGAATTACCTCTTCTCGGGAAATCAGTAGTAGAAGACTGTCGTAGAATTTGGGATTTGTTAGCACACACTCCATGGGTACCGGAGCGCACTGTGAGTGCAGCTTTTGCTTATCTCGACGACTGTGAATCGGTTTTGTGATGATGCCGGCAAAGAAACTTCCATCTCGAAAATATTTGCTAGAGTGTTTTTATTATCAGGAACTGAATGGCATTTTCTTTTGGAAAATGCGCCCGCGAAAACATTTTAACAGTCGCGCAGCTTGGCTTTGTTTCAATAAGAAGTGGGCTGGAAAGCGTGCGTTTACATCCGCGAATACAAGCGGGCATCTATTTTCTAGAATTAATTTGGTGAAATATTCAGCGCATCGCGTAGCGTGGAAAATCATAACTGGTAAAGATCCAATACTTAATCCGGAGCATCGAGATGGAGATCCGTCAAATAATCGGTGGAATAATTTACGCGCTGCTACTCATGCTCAGAACATGGCGAACACAAAACAATTTCGTATAAACAGTACCAGCGGAGTAAAGGGCGTTTCATTTTATCAAGGACGATGGCGAGCTTATTTGAACGCAAACAAAAAACGTTTTTGGCTTGGGGTATTTGCCAAAAAATAGGATGCTATAGAAGCGAGGCACGCTGCTGCTATTGTGCATCATGGCGAGTTTGCGAGGATAGTTTGAAACTCGCCTTCGCCTATTCCACCAAGGATCGCGTTGATCTGACGGAGCAGGTGATAAAAGTCCCTGTTGCATACCTAGACGACTGCGAGACGGTGATGTAGGGTTACCCCGATCGGGAGACGGATCATGCAGATCGGCGTGATGATCACCAATGGTGGACCCCATCCGCCACAGAAATGGGCCGAGCAGTCGGCCGATCGCCTCGTCGACATCATCGAGATCGAGCCGACCGCGTTGCAATACGAGCAGGCGTTGCAGGCCAAGAACATTCTTCGCGAGAAGCTGGTTGCTGGATTGCTGGAGCCTCACACGGCTGCGCAGATCGCGGTGCGCGCCAATATCGAGGCGCCGCACGATGCGCTCGCCAGCGACCATTTTGCGAAAAGCCTGCACGTAGTACAGGACGTCGTCAAGGGCTCAATGTTCGAGCAGCACTTTGGCAAACCGGAAATACTGGAGTTTGTCAGACAGACGCTGCTGATGCATTTCAATACGGTAGCGCACATCGAGCAGTCCTGGCATCGCGACAGGCAGGGGGCGTAAATGGCGGGGTTCACTACCGCATTCCCTACCTCAGCCAAAGCCGAGCTTCCGCAGGCGATCCACAATTACACTGCGACGACCGGCAACGTCTTCAAGGTGGCGCTCGGGATTGCTTCGCCGACCGGCACCTATGGTGCGGCAACCACGAACTACTCGAACCTGACCGGCAACTCCGATGAGGTGGCGAACGGATCGGGGTACACGACCGGGGGATTTGCCTGGACCGCGGCGCAGAACATTACGCCGACGACGTCGGGCACCACGGCGTTCTGGCAATGGTCGGTCAATCCATCCTGGACATCGGCGAGTTTCAGCACTTCGGGCTGCATCATCTACAATTCGAGCGCATCGAACCAGGCGGTGTACGTCGGCAGCTTTGGCGGCACTCAAACCGTGACGTCGGGGACGCTGACGCTGGTGCAGCCGACCAACAACTCGTCGAACGCGTTGCTCAGAATTGCGTAAGATGATGCATGGCCGGAAACATCGCAAGCTCAGTCATCGAATCTTCTCTGTTGCAGAAGGACGGTCGAAGCTGGGTGCATGAAATCCACACCGATCTCGTCGGCCTGAAATACGATCACGTCTACCTTGCTGATGTTGCTCTCGATCACAACGCAGCGTTGGCTGCTTATGCCGTCATCCTCGCCGCCAACTTGGCTGCTGCTGAGATTGCTAGCAACATAGCCGCTGTGACAACTATCGGCTCTCTCGCTTCCCCGACATTTGTTTACTCCATCGTTGCCGACAATGTGGCGGCGCTGCGAGCAGCCTACCTGGTTGCAACGCAGGCACAGGCAATCATGATTGGTGACTTTCTTTCCAGTCTCACCAATGTCCAGTTGGAGAACGCATTCGGATTGACGGCGGGGCAGGTGACAACCCTGCGAACCAATAAACTAACGCCGGCAGCAACGGCGGCCACGACAATCCGTGCGGCGACGGGGCAATAAATGGCGCTCGTCGACAACGCATGGTATGTGGATTTCGGCGATGGTTCGACCACCGGCTACTACGGTGTGACGGCATGGGTAACGCTGACCACGAAAGTCTGCGGAAATATCATTCGGCAAGCTGCGGCGCCCGCAGTCGGCAGCGAACGGACATTCATCTGTATCAAGAGCACTAGCGGTACGGGTGCAACTGGCGCAAGCGAGCCAACATGGACCGTCACTCGTGGCGCGATTAACGCCGACACCGCTACGATCAATTGGCAGGAATGCACCGGCATCGCTGCGTTAAATGGCGATCTGACAAACACGCCGTTATGGTCGAATGCCAGCATTAAAGGGCAGGCAATTACCCTCGGTCAGGTTATTCAAAACGTCGCCGGTACGCTCATTCTGATTTGCACTGTGGCTGGTACTGATCTTGGCGGTGCTGAACCTTCTTGGGCTGCTTATACGACAGCGGGGGCAACTACGGTGAGCGGCGCGACGTGGGTAACTCTCGGTGCGAGCTTCGCCGGGTGGTCTGCGCCACATGCGCGATTGGGCAATGCGATTACTGCGACATGGGGACAATCTGGTAATGCCTTTTTCATTGCCAGCGAACATGCCGAAACGCAGGCTTCGGCTATTAGCTACAACGCTCCTATTGGTACCCAAGCCACTCCTAGTTATTTTTATTGTGTTGCGAAAACGACTGTTCCGCCCGTTTCCACAACAACGGGGGCGACAATTTCAACCACCGGAGCAAATTCAATTACAGTTATCAATCCCGCAGGAAATATGTGCGGAGATTGGGACGGTATAACATTTCAAGCAGGAAGCGCAGCCAATACTGCCAGTATAAGCATCGGCAACGATAGCAGGAGTTCGACTTTCAGAAATTGTAGTTTCACTTTGAACAATACGAGTGCATCGTCGCAGTTCATATTGCCGACAGGAGCGTCAGGTGGCAGCGTTCTATTGAATAAATGTACTTTCACATTTGGCAGTGCGACGGGCCAAACTATTGTTGGTAGTCTTGCTGGGCAGCCAGTCACATTCAGGGGTTGTACGTTTTCAGTGGGAGCCAATGTTCCAACTACGCTCTTTACTCCCCCTCCGCCTCTTTTGTTTCTTCAGGGATGCGATTTAAGCGGATTTGGTTCTGGCAAGACATTGATCGGAACAAGTGGCATCAACCAACAAACAATTATCCAAGATTGCAAGTTGGGCGCGTCGGTGACGGTGGCGGCCGCCCCATCTAGTGTTACGCAAAGCATTTATCTTATACGAGCCGATTCATCTGGCACCAACTATCGGCATGAAAAATATCGTTATGAAGCTACCCAAACAGTTGAAACGACGATCATCCGCACGGGCGGGGCAACGGATGGGACGACATCGATAAGCTGGAAAATAGTTACGACAGCTAACAGCAAGTGGGTGCTACCATTTGAATGTATTCCAATTACGATCTGGAACACATCGACCAGCGCCATCACGACGCTGACGATCTACGGTACAACGACCGGCGGGGGCGTTCCCCATGATGATGAAATCTGGGTCGAGATCGAATATCTGGGATCGTCAGGTTCGCCGCTTGGCACGATCCTGACGACGACCAAGGCCAGCAACCTCGCCGCATCCGTCGCTGTGAACAATTCATCTGATGCCTCGACGTGGGGCGGCGGCGGTGCTGGTAACGGCTTCAAGATCACCGTGCCATCTTTTACACCGGGACAGGCTGGCCCGATCAATATCTACGTCAAAGCCGCCAAGGCATCATCGACCTACTACATTGATCCGCGGCCATCGATATCGGGCGTGCCGGTGAGTAAGTCTGAAATCCTCGCGCCAGGTGTTTACGCCAATGAGCTACAAGGATCGGTCGCACGCCAGTTGATTCTCGATCGCGGTACGCCCTTTTAGGAGAATTTTTGTCATGGCTCTGCAATATCTTATCGCCAATGGTCCGATGCAGACTACTGCAGCGTTTGCCAAGGTAACAACCGGCACCGCAATCAAGACGATGCTGCAGTTTCAACCGTCAGCAACGGCGATTGCGAAGATCATCGAATGGGGAATTTCATTCGACGGATCGGCCGCAGCAACGCCTGGCGAAGTCGAACTGATTGAAACCGACGTGGCCGCGACAGTGACAGCGACGGCATTAGCCGATATCACGAAATGGAATTCCGAGGCACTTGCTGCCGGCGGTAGTCCGATCACCAATCTCATTCAGGTCGGCACCGCAAACACCGGGTACACGGCAACCGTCGAAGGTTCGATTACGGTGGTCCGCAACTTTGATATCCAGCAGATCGCCGGAACAAACCAGTACGTGAAGCAATTCCCGCTCGGTCGCGAGCCAACGTGCCAGAGCGGCAAGTTTACGCGAATTCGCGTGACGTTCGCTGCGGCGGTCAATGCTTACTGCTACATAATCGTCGAAATCTAAGAGTTGGCATGTGGGGATCTTCGGGCGATCGTTTCCGATCCATCCGTGGATCAGCAAACCACAACCTGCGACCTCGGCGGTCAATGTCGCGCTTACCGGCGTCTCGGCAACGAGCGCTGCCGGATCGTTCACTCCTGAAGTCGACGTAACTCTTGCTGGGGTCTCAGCAACCGCCGCTGCCGGAACGTTTACACCGAATGTCCAGCCGGCTTTGATTGGCGTCAGTGGTACCGGTCAAGCTGGCAGCTTCACGCCGAATATCCAACCGAGCTTGATTGGCGTTAGTGGTACGGGGCAGGTCGGCACGTTCGGCGTCGAGGTCGACGTTCCGCTTGTTGGCGTCGCCGGCACTGGCCATGCTGGAACGTTTGTTGTCGAAGTCGATGTGCCTCTGATCGGGGTCAGTGGTACTGGTCAAGCAGGTACGCTCAGCGCCCAGGTTGCCGCGCTTGTTCCTCTGATCGGCGTCTCTGGCACGGGGCAAGCCGGTGCGTTTTCAACCCAGATTTCCAGCGCGTTGTCGTTGCTCGGCGTCTCGGGCAACACGCAAGCCGGCAATTTTTCTGTCCAGATTTTCATTCCGATCGTTGGTCGGGATACCCAAGGGCGGTTCATTGTTGTCGATCCGATCAACAGCTACGTGACCGGTTCCAGGTTGATTCAAGGTCAGTCGTTCTCGCTATTTTTCAATATCGCGACGGACCTGTCCGCGGCACAAAATCTGCGTTTGAACTTTACGGCACCGAGCGGGGCGATTGTGCTGTCGACGCCGGGGTTTGTGTACTCGCCGTCGTTTGGTTTGACGACGAGCCTGATTTCGCTTCCCGCGTTCAACTACGTGGTGTATTCAACGTTTACGAACGAGATGAACGAAGTCGGGATCTGGAAAGTGTTTTTGCAGGCGGGTAATTTCGCGTCGTATCCGGGGTATTTTGAAATGCATTTTCTGGATGAAATTGGGGATCCGGCATGAAGCTTGCGCTCGCTTATTCTACGAAAGATCGGATCGAGCTGACGAAAGAGACGATTGGACGTCTTCGCGAGTTTCCTGGATTTTTGTATTGGAACGATGGCAGCACTAGCGAGGATGGTCGATCGCTGCAACATTTGCTGCAGTCATCCCTTTCACCAAAACCTTATTGCTCACGTGTGACTGGCGGAGCTGATGCAGCGATTGTGTTCGCGCTTTCGCAGATGCTCGCTGAACCTAGCAATACTCATGTTGGTCTTCTCGAGAACGATGTTCTGCTAGAGCCTGATTGGCTCGAACCGACAATGGCGCTGTTCGACAAGGGAGCGAAAGATGGTCTTGTTGTCGGAGCCGCCTCTGCGCGAAGCTACGTCGATCGAGTTCTCGTTCAGCGAGATGGTTACGCTCTTATGTGTAATATCGGTGCTGGTCATATTATTTTCACCCGGCAGGCGGCGGAAATAATTCTTCGCAACTATCGGACTGGCTATACGTCTGAAAACTGGCGTACTTTTGCGCTTCTCTCCGGAATAGATATTCGCCCCGACTGGTGTTTTGGTCCCCACGAGCATGCGACGACGGCCGATTGGCATTGGGATACGCTGCTTGCGCATCACGGCCTCGCGGCTCTCGCTCTTACACCTGCCAAGGCAACGATGATTGGTCAGAACATTGAGGAGCAGGGGTTGAAGCTGGTGGATGCCGAGCTTGAAGACAAACGCAATAACGAGGCATTCGAGATTTTTCGTGAGCGCACAAAACTTGTTCGCGAAGGCAAGTTGCGTTTGAATGTGTTTGACCGGTTTCAGGTCCAGCGCGACAACACGATCTACTATCCGCATCAGCTGCACATGATCGGTGGGCAATACTCGGGCGACTGGGGATTCAAATGGGCGCAAGGTTTCGGACCTTTTGCGTATCAAGCCGGCGTTTCTGGCGGGTCGCTGTTCGTTCCTGTTTATGGTGCTTGCTCGTTCCTCGTCAGCGGCGGAAAGCAAGGCGCGAATGTCGAACTGATCGATCGCCTGTCGGGCTTCCGCGCGGCGCCTCAGCTCGCGCCCGACGAAAGTAACCCACAAATTGTCGAGATCACGGTGCCGGGGACCAACGCTTACCGGATGATGACGCTGGGCATGAGCGCGGGTGGGATGTTTTACGGCGTCGCGGCGCCGGAGCGGCAACCGGAATATGTTGAAAAAGGTTTTTCGTACGCGGATCTTCCACAGGTGGCGGAATGAAAACAATAGCAGTGGTTGGAACATCGCAGCAATTTATTAATTGGCAAAGTTCTATCAACGAACGGATTAAATCTAATCGCAAAATGGTGCAGACGTCTAAGATGAAAGCTTTATTGGTGCAACGTTGGGAAGATGCTGCAGGCACGAGTTTTGATTCAATTGTTCTGTTGCCAGGATTTCTGGCTGTTATCGGAGTGCACCAATTACTTAATCAGCTCCACGATCATTTGCGGGGAAGTGTCGAATGAGGAAAATCGGGATTTGTGGCGGCTCTTCGCGCATGGGTGCGCGGCTGATCGAGGAGATCAGGAAGATCGAGCCAAAAACCTGGATCGCGGTTTACGATCTGAAGTATCCGCCGGGTCCGATCAATGAGCGACCGGGCGATGAGTACAGCATCTTCGATCTGACCAACACCTCGGACTATTACGCTTATTTCCACTGGCAGAAATTTGCCGCGATTTTTCAAATCGCCAGTCCGCCGCAAGAATCAACCGAGTTGCAACGGATTGTCCAGACCCTGAAGATGACCATGAGTATTCTTGAAGCGGCGAAGGGCTGCAAGCATGTCGCGATTTTCCAACCCAATGGAACGAGCAATCTTGCCCAGATCGTCGACGATCTCGCCAAGGCGTATGGCAAGCACGTCATGACCTGGGCACCGTTTTACGGCGAGTCGCTGGATCAACTGATCGTGCATATGGCCAAAACGGCACTTGACGCCACGCACACTATAGCATAGTGTGCCGATAACCGAAGGGGTTATTATGCTTCTTGCCTATGCCCGCGTGTCGACTCATGAACAAGCAGCTGCTGATCGGACGTCGCTGGAAACCCAGGAACAGATCGCGCGCGGTTATGCCCAGATGATGGGTTTTACCAAGTTCGATCTGCAGATTTACGTCGATGCCGGGGTATCAGGGGCGACCCCGCTGCATCTGCGACCGGGCGGCGAGAAGCTGCTGACCGATGCGCGGCCTGGCGATACGGTATTTGCCGCCAAGCTTGATCGCATGTTCCGCTCGGCCAAGGACGCGCTCAACGTTGCCGAGAAGTGGAAGGAGCAAGGGGTAAAACTCGTGCTGCAGAATCTCGGCAACGAGCCCGTCAACATGGATGGCGGGATGGCGCATTTCTTTTTCACCATCATGGCGGCGTGCGCGACGCTCGAGCGCGATACCATCCGCGGGCGGATGCTGGAAGGCAAGGCAGCGAAGCGGATGAAGGGCGGGCATGCCGGCGGTTCGGCACCGTATGGCTGGAAGATCGTGGGCCAGGGGCGCGAGGCGCGGCTGGAGATCGAGCTCGGGGAGCAGCGCGTACTGGAGTTGGTCAAGTCAACGCGGCAGACCTACGGCCATCTGTTTTCGCCGCTTCGGATGGTCAATGGGCTGGAGAAGCAGGGGTTGCGGTCGCGGAGCGGCAAGACGTTCAAGCCGCTGCAGATAGAGCGGATGGTCGAGCAGATTCAGAGGGCGTCGTGACTGAAGAATTCGTGTTACGGCGTCGGCCTTTTACGATTACGATCTACGACGAGATCGGATTTGAAACTCTATGCAAGGATATTTGTCCTCGCTGCAAGAACGATCGCTCGTTGCAGTGGGACGACAAGTACAAACAGTGGATACATTGCTGGACCGAATCGGTTGCCGAGATCGGGGTTAAGCCGATGACGCGCTCGGCAATTTGTTTTGCGACGCATTTGCGGGTGAAGTATGGGCAGGCGTGAAGAGGCGCAAAAGATTCTCGCCAAGGCCGAGGAGGTGGTGCGTGAGAAAAAATTCCCGGCTGCGCTCGATCACGGCTTTCAGCTTTTCTCTAGCGCTTGTTATGCTGATCCCGATTACGGCCATGCTTTCTTTTCCAATGGCAACAATACGCATGATTTGGGGAAGTTGCATGCTGCTGTGGCTTGTTATCGCCGCGGTCTTGAGTGCGAGCTTACCAAGGAAGAAAAAATAAAAATCAAGACCAATCTTGCATGGACCTTGCAGGAGCTCGGGCAGATCAACGAGGCAGTGACGCACCTGCACGAGTGCATTGAGCTTGAACCAAAACTGCCGCTGGCCTGGATGCATCTCGGTATCTGCCACTCGACGCTTGGCGATACCGAGACCGCGTTATCCTGCGCAATAAAAGCCAAGGAACTCGCGACTGCAGATCACGCATTGGCCGAATTTCAGCTCGCCTTTGCGTTGTTGTTTGCTGGGAAATACGCCGAGGGTTTGAAGGCGTTTGAGGCCCGGTTCGAGCATCGCCTGCCGCAGTTTCTGGCTTATCCTTACCCGGAGTGGAAGGGCGAGAAGGATCGTACGGTTTTTCTCGTAGCTGATCAGGGGCTCGGGGACACGCTATCGTATGCGCGCTTCGTTCCTCAAGCTGCGAAACGAGCGCGGTTCATTCATGCGGTGGTGCAAGCCGAGCTTCTGGAAACCTTTCGTTACGCCTTCATGGCGTATCCGAACATTAACTGGCATCCGCAACCGATGAATTTTCCGGGCGATGCGGATTTCTGGACCACGTTCGTCAGTCTTCCTTACGCGCTTGGCTTGAACGACGAGCAGATCAAGTCGGCGCCGAACTTCAAGATGCTGACGAGAAATATTCCGCCGCAACACTGGAAGGTTCCGGGTCGCAAATTCCACATCGGTATTGCTTGGGCGGGCTCGGCGCTTAACGACATCGACAAGCATCGGGCGGTGCCGGTTCATCATTTCCTCGAGCTTTACCGGGTGCCGGGGATCCAGCTTTATTCGCTGCAGGTGGATGCGCGCAAAGTGGAGATGCACCAGATCGGCGCGGCTCCAGTAATTTCCGACCTGTCGAACTTTATCCGCGATGTGGTCGACACGTCGTCGCTGCTGCAAAACCTTGATCTTGTGATCACGCTGGAGTCGGCGATGGGACACATCGCGGGCGCCAACAACAAGGAATGCTGGATTCCTTATAGCTATATGGGAAGAGATTTCCGATTAGGTCCGCGTGGCGATCGGATTTTGTGGTACAAGAACCATCGAACGTTCCAGCAAGGGCCGGATATGCGTTGGGAACCGGTGTTCGATCGGATCGTGGCTGCGCTGCAGGAGAAGGTGCATGGCAACGTGGACGAAGGACGTGTTTTCGAGCAACGTCTCGTCAGTGGGTTATGACACTGACACCAGCGAGCTGATCATTACCTGGCATAAAGGTCGTAACCGGGTGTCGATCTACTCAGGCGTGGACGAGGCAACCGCGGAGGCGCTGTCCAAAGCGCCATCGGTTGGGCAGATGCTGAACATGGAAATCAAACCGAATTATAGTCATCGATACGCATGAGTGACCAGCATCTCGTCGAGCGTCCGCAAGCCGATGTCTCGACGCCGTTTGCAAAGATGGCCGAGCAGATCAGGCACAACAGCGAGGCGGTGTTTGGCGGTGCGATCGTGATTGTGCCCCCGCAAGACGGCGGAGCTCAGGTCGAAACGCTGCTGCTGAGCCAGTCCGATCCCGTGGTATTCTGGTCCACCGCAAAAAGTCTGGTCGATCGCGCGCTTGATGCGCTCGCGGATGTTCAGAAAGGCCAGCAGGCGTTTATGCGTCGTTAGTGAACAAGGCTTAGATGTCCAAGCGATTCCAGTAGCGGGATGATCGCGTAGAACAGGATGATGGCGCCGATCAGGATCACGATCATTACGTTGATGATGCTGGCGAAGGGTTCGGCAATCGGCATCAGTGGAGCGATCTTCAACCAGACCCAATAGACGAAGCCGCAGATCAGCATCACAATAATCAGTTGAATAATAAGGTTGGGCATGTCAGCCTCCTGTTGTAATTTTACAACGGTCTTGAGGCTCAGTAGTTCCTTGGCAGGCTGGACTCGCCAGAAGCGGTTAGCGGTCGAGCAGGCGTTTTACGCGTATCTCGATCGCTGCATTATCGACAGCAAGGAAGATGGCGAGATCGTTCTTGGTCAACATCTTTACGCCAGTCAGCGATCCGCTATTACGATGGTGTTTGACGGCCTCGAACAGGACATTCATGACTTTTTTATTTTGAAATCGCGCCAATTAGGGCTCTCGACGATCACCCGCGCGCTGACGGTTTTCTTCCTCGGGCTTCATAAAGGTTTGAAAGGCGCGCTGGTGTTTGACACTTCCGAGCACAAGGAAGATGCGCGCGAAGAACTCGTGAACATGATCAGGGCGCTGCCCGAGTCGTTGAAATTTCCCAGCATCAAGAAAGACAATCGTGCCGGGCTCACGCTCGAGAACAATTCGAAAATTTTGTTCATGTCTGCGGGTGTGCGGCAGTCGGTGACGTCCGGAACGCTCGGACGATCCGCTGGCCTCAGCCTGGCCCACTGTTCGGAAATGTGCTCGTGGTCGAATGCCGAGGGTCTGGAAGCGTTCAAGAACGCGCTGGCGCAAACCAATCCGAACCGTTTGTACATTTGGGAGTCGACCGCGCGAGGTTTCAATCAGTGGTTCGATATGTGGAAGGAAGCGCGCAAGGATACCGAGCATTGCAAGTGCATTTTTCTCGGCTGGTGGTCGCACGATGCACAACGTATCGAGCACGCAGATAAGGACTGGGCGCTGTACGGCGATCATATCGCGCCAAGCCCCGAGGAAATTCGAAAGATCCAGCAAGTCAAGGAACTATACGGCGTCGACATTACGCCGGAACAGCTCGCGTGGGTTCGCAAGAAATACGATCCGACTGCCCGAGCCGAGGGCGATACCGATCCGACGTTCGAAGCGAATACGACACGCATCCAGGAGCAGCCCTGGCTCGAGGAAGAAGCGTTCCAGCAGACCGGAGCGATTTTCTTCGGCAGCGAGAAGCTGACCGATCAAACCAACAAACACGCATCTAAAAAATTCCACGGCTATATGTTCCTGACCGGGCAGGAATTCGTAGACATGCGGGTGTTGAAGGCCGAGAACACCAAATCGCTTGAGCTGAAAGTATGGGAGGATCCGGCTGAGGATGCGGAGTACGTGATCGGTGTTGATCCCGCCTACGGCGAGAACGAGCACAACGACCGATCGTCGATCCAAGTGTTGCGCTGTTACGCCGATGGCATCGATCAGGTGGCGGAATATAATTTCACAATGATCAATACACGCCAGTTGGCGTGGGTCGTCGCCGCACTACTTGGCTGGTACAGCAAGGGGACGTCGCGGGTTCGGTATATCCTCGAACTCAATGGGCCGGGTACGGCAGTTTTCAACGAACTTCGTTCACTGCGGCATCAGATCGACAACGGTTATCCGCCGCTTGAAGAATCTGGATTGAAAAACATTTTTCGGAACGTGTCGCAATATATTTACTCGCGTCCGGATTCGATGGGAGCAGGATACAACTTGCATTTCAAGACAACGACGCATCTCAAAGTCACGATCATGGAGCGGTTGCGGGATTTCGTCTCGAATGGCATGTTCCATATTCGCAGTTTTGAACTGCTCGATGAGATGAAAACGATTGCGCGGGATGGCGATAGCATCAAGGCCGATGGTTCGACCAAGCACGATGATCGGGTGCTGGCTGCGGCGTTTGCCGTTCACTGCTGGGAAGAAAAGTCGCGCAAGCAGCTTGTGATCCAGAAGCGAACGCGCGAAGCTGAGGCGGCGCGCAAGCGGTTGAGCATCACCGATCAGGTGTTTCTGTTCAACCAGAATACGCTGGAAATGCATTTTCGTCAGAAGTCGTCGGTGCGCCAGATGGAGCAGCGGCTGGCGGTTCGGCAAGCCTGGAGAGGACGACGTTAAATGGCTTCTTTCGTTTATAAATGCCCGCAGTGCCGCGGCAAGTTCTCGTGGTCCAAGGATTTGCCTGAGCCAAAAGTCTGTCCTCTGCCGAACTGCGATTACGCTTACGCTGAGCGTGACGACAACGTGATTTACATGCCGGCGCTGATCTCGGCGCAGACCAAATCGGTGGATAGTGTCGGTCGATCGATCATGGATGGTTCGGTTCAGCGGCAGGAGATGGCTGCGCAGCTCGCCGGAACGTCGGTTGAGGACATGGCTTCGCTCAAGATCACGAATTTAAATGATCGCAACGATACGCAGTTTGCGGTGTCGGAGGTGAATAACCCCGTTTCGACGTTCATGCAGCAAAATAAAGTTGGCGGATTTCAAGGCAATAACGGTCTCGGTTTCTCCCAAACAGTATCGACGGCCGAGAACCCGAAAGATCGAAATACTGGCTTGAAATCCTTGCTTGGAATGAAGCAACATCATACCGAGATATCGCGAGGGTCCGCAGTATCTGATCGTCCCGCACTAGAGTTGTCGAATCCGCTGTACAGGCGTCGTATATGATCCCGCTTTCCAAAGACGAGAAATCCCTTCTTTCGGAATGCAACCAATTGATCGAGCAGTGTCGTGTCAGCCAGATGACGCGAGCGGCTTATTACCGAACTTTGAATGTTCTGTCGGAGACCGGCCGGTTCGATGGGACGAAGTCCAAGATTAACATGCTGTACAATCACCTGTTTCGTACAGCGACGCACCTGTTCAGCCCGGTGGAACTGAAATTCTCGATCGACTTCGACAACATCTACCCTGCGGAGCAGATCAAGCGCGGCAACGTGTTTGCGACTCACGTCACTCGGCACTGGGAACGGGCTTCGCTCGACAATACGTTCCAGCGTGCGGGGTTTGAAGCTCTTAAGTACGGTGCTGCGATCCTGAAACAGTGGTGCTCGATGGAAGGCGAGGAGCAGGATCATCCGAAGTATCACAAGAAGCTCGTGATGCCCTGGAATTTTGGGGTCTATCGCGAAGACGAGAACGACATCGAGGAGCAGGAAGCGCTTTGCGAGACAATCACGATGACATTGCCCGAGGTATGGCAGCGGATTTATCGTTTTCCGAACGCCAAGCGGCTTTATCAGGACATTTCGGCGCACGCCAAATCTGGTGAAGCGATGGGCGAGCCGAATTCATTCTTCCACCAGGTCTTGTCGACGTCGCAACTCAATACGGGCGTGCAGGGAATGACGCGGCCAATTCCCGGCGGCATCGTTCAACTCAATAACGATCCGAATTTCTCGATCATGGGACCGATGATCGGGGCTCCGATCGTCAAGATGCACGAGTTGTGGGTCAAGGGCGAGAACGATTACCAGACGATACAGATCATAGAGCCGGATATTCTCGTTACGAAGTTCAAGATCTCGAATCTGTTTATTCCTGAGAGTCGATCGCAGCCTTACACGTTGATCCAGCCGAACGAAGTGACGAACTGGTTCTGGGGTCGCTCCGAACTGATCGATATGATTGAGCCGCAGGCGTTATTGTCGCAGCTCGTCGAGGACATGGCGCGGCTGATCGGCGTTCAGGTGGACAAGATCCTGTTTTTCGTCGGCGACACCGGCATCCAGGATGAACAGTACGGCCAGATGCGGATGGCGGGTTACGGCAACCTGCCGCATGGTGCCGACGTCAAGGACATGACGCCAAAATTCCCGGCGGAACTGCAGCAGGTTATCAAGTTCCTGATCGAGACGATCAATATGCTCGGCGGCTTCCCTGACATCATGCAAGGCAAGGGTGAGTCGGGGGTTCGGGCTGGTACGCACGCCAATACGTTGCTCAAGACGGCGTCACCAACGCTGCGGGATCGCGCACTGCTGATGGAGCGCCAGTGTGCCATCGCTGCGGACAAGACGGCGTCGCTGATGGAGGCCAAGGAAACCAGAAAATTCTGGACCAAGGCTGATACGCTTCAGGATGCGGAGCAAACGACGTTCATTCTTGGCGATTTACCGGACGACTGGCGCATCACGGTGGACAGCCATTCGTCGAGCCCGATCTTCTCCGATGAGAATCAGCAACTGATCTTCGCACTGCGCAAAACCAACGATGTCGATGGCGAGTACGCGATCGACAATCTGCCATTGCCAAACAAGGAGCAGGCCAAGGCATCGTTGCGTGAGCGCAAGAAGTCGCAGCAGGAACAGCAAGAGAAGATCATGAAGCAATTCCCCGAGGCAGGCGAAAAGATCGCTGTCAAGCAGCTGACGGGATCTCGCCGTTAGTTCGATTGCGGGAACTGGCTAAGGATAGCGGGGCCGCGGCCGGCGCTGAGGGTGCGCAGCGTAGTGTCGCTTCCCGCTCGCGATTGCGCCTTGGCTTGTCCGCGCGCCTGATGCAGTCCGCGCTGGATCGCGGCTTCCTGTGAAACGTCCATGTCCTCGAGGAGAATGCCGTGCACGCCCGAATAGTTGAACATTCCGTTCTGTCCGAAGTCGTCTGCAATTTGAAAAGCTGAAGATTGCCCAGCAATTTCCAAAGAAGCTGCGGTGCGGAAAGCTTGCTCAGCTCGATCCTTGTCCTTGAACAAGAAAGCCCAGCACATCTGCGAAGGGCCGAAGTGGATCGAGAGGCTGTACATCACTGCTCCTAATCGGTGGGGTGTCTCGCCCACGTTTTGAATTCTTCAATCGGAAATCGGTACTCGCGTCCTTCGTGGCGTACGACCGGCATTCCGGTTTGCTTGCGCGTGTATTTCTTAAGCGCCTTACGAGCACGACGGTACATCGTCACTGGATGTATCTCGAGATGCGCTGCGGCTTCTTTCAAAGTCCACCAACGACGCGAGGATGAGGCGGTCTCCGTCATGGGGATGGACCATAGCGCATCAAGTTCCGCAAAACAACTCAAAACCGCTTAAAGCCACTCATCCACAGTCTCTGGTCTTGGTTTGGCTTGCAGCGGAGGTTGCTCAGGCACGGCGGAAGACGTGTCATCATCTTCCAACTCTAACCTAGGAGGTCGCTGTGTTCGTTCGTAATCGTCGCAAGCACCGTAAGGGCCGGAAGTAACCGGTGCCTGAAGTTCCCACAACTCCTGGCGCTCCGGGTGGACAGCCGCAACAGCCCCCTTTCGGGTCGAGCTCCGCAACGGGCGCGACTCCGAATCAGGGCTATCAGGCTGCCGGGCTTCAGGAGTTGGGGGTCATCGTCAAGCAACTCGAATCTCTGCTGCCGAAGGTCGGAGCGTCATCGGACATCGGCAAGGCTGTTCTCGACGCACTGGGCAAGCTGGTGAAGTTCGTTCCGCAAGGTTCCGTTACTCCCGCGGCCCAGAAGAACGCGATCGAGAAGCAGCAAATGGGAATGCTGCAGAACAACCAGCAAATGCAGGCGCTGAAGCAGATGCAACAGCCGCAAGGTGGGGCTCGCGCCGCATGACCACGAAATTCAATATCTTCGAAGACAAGACGCCGATGCCGCCGAAGGGCAAGAGCGAGGATGTCTGTCGCGCCGCGATGACGCCGCCCGAGGTGCATTACAACATGCTGCCGGCATCGCTGCCGCATGATTACGCAAGTGTCAGGAATCTCGACCGGCCTCGCAAGGGTCACGGGTATTAAGGAGGACAGCCATGTCCAATCTGAACATTTTCCAGAACAGCGCCAAGTCGATCCCGACCAGCGATGAGCAGATCGTGCGCGTCGACATGGAGCACATCGCGATCGGCGGGCGCAAGTCGCATTTGCCGGCGACCGAGAAATCGCCGTCGATGGGGCTGAGCCACGTTCCGAACGCTGGCTCCACGGTTGGGAAGTAATCGATGCCCAAGCTGGTTGAAGTCGACGAGAATGAGTGGAATCAGCATCAAGCGCTGATGAACATCGCTCGCAAGGTCGTCGCAAATCCGAAGGCGCGAGCCTTGCTCGAGACGGCTCACAAGATGGTAGAGCCGACCGCCGCGACACCGACTGTCGATCAGCAGACCGCGCTCAGCCAACCGCTTGGCGAGATGCAGAAGAAGTTCGACGACGAGCTGGCTGCGATCAAGAAAGAGCGCGACGAAGAGAAGCTGGCGCGCTCGCTCAATCAGACCGCGGAGATGCAGAACAAGGCATTTTCCGACCTTCGATCCGGCGGTTATACCGACCAGGGCATCGAGGCGATCAAGAAGATCATGGAGGAAAAGGCCCTTCTCGATCCGATGGACGCCGCCGCAATCTTCGACAAGCGCAATCCGCCGCAGACGATTGCAACGCCGGGGGGATCCGGCGCTTACAATTTCATGGAAGAGGCGTTGTCGGACACTAACAACGACATCAAGAAGCTCATCGAGACGCGCGGAGAGAACGACCACCTTCTTATGAAGATGGCGGGGGAAGCGCTTGGCGAGCTTCGAGGGCAACCGGGGCGTCGGTAATCGGGTGGATGGGAATCATACGATAGCCACGCGCGGCGGCGAACTCGGGGTACAGCTTCAGTATCTCGATAGCAAAGTTGACTTTGTCGACGACGCGCTGACCGGGACCGTGGCGGCTGGAGAAAAGCTCGAGGTTACTAATATCATTGTTTTTCCGGTCGCCGTTAATGTGGTGAACGGTTTCTTCAGAGAGCAGTTCACGTCTGAGATGCTTGGACATGACATATCGATGTTCAAGCACCGCATGTTTTACGCCAGTGACAAGGCTAGGTATCGAAACCCACGCATATCCGTGACGCTTAATGTGGCGCGTTGTCGGGCCTTCTTGTTCAAATCGCGTGAGTGCGGTTTGGCGCTGATGAGCAGCTTTGCAGGCTCGGTTACAAAATTTTTGTTGAGTATAAATCCGCCCGATTGGAATTCGGCGGCGGCTTTGCTCTTTTCCGCACTGAAGACAGGTGAAACGTTGACGTTCCATCGTGTCTTTTCGTCTGCCGAGGTCAGAACACGGCATGCTGCAATACATCGGATCTTTGCTGTACCTCTTTTGATAGACTTTCACGGCGGATGGTTTGTACGAAAAAACCTTGCCGCATTCTTTGCAGTTGAAGTCGATCAACGGTACTTGCGCAGCAACGCGGCCGTGAATTTGTTCGTGCGCGGTTACGCACGTTTTGCTGCAAAAACGCTGCTGAACATGACTCGGCTTTACCGAAAATTCAGTTCCACATTGAGGGCAGATCTTGCTGATTGGCATCGGTTTGATTCCTCTTTTGCTGCCAGCGTAACTCTGGCGTAGTTGAAGGAGACTTAAAGTGCCGCTTCCAGGACTCGGAGTTGCCCCGGCTGCAGGGTCACTTTACACCGAATTGACTTCCGTGACAAGGCGCGCATTCGTCCCGCGGTTGTTTGTTCAGATATATTTTGGTTCGCCAACGCTGTTCTATATGACGGGTAATGCCCAACGTGCAGCGGGCGGGCTGAACCAGGTAACTGTGCCCATGCAAGGCCAAAGCATGGTGCAGGGTCAGTTCACCGGTTACGGCGGCGGCTTCAATTCGCCCGTCATCACTCCAGGTATTCAAAACGGCCAGTGGAATCTTGCGTACTGGGTTTGCCCGGTTCCGCTCCCATTCGGCGAAACCGTGATTCAGGCGACCGATCGCGAGATCAGTCTGCTCAAGGCGCGCATGAACGACGTGTACGCCGTGACCCGCCAGAACATGGCGCGGCTGATGTTTCTGAACAACTCGGCCAATCCGCTGCTGCCGAATTCCTTCGTCGATGCGTTTGACGATGGCACCAACGTTCCGACCTACGGCGGTATCAACCGCAACGCTGCGGGCAACTCGGCTTTCAAGGGGCAATACATCAATCTGAACTCGGCGACCGGCCCAATCGGCTCGCTCGGTACGACGGGCTTTACCCGCGCGTCGATGTCGACGCTGCTTGCCTACGCTACTGACCAGGCGGGTGGTGAATCACCGACCTTCGTGGTGATGGCGCCGGGCGATTATGCCACGTTGAACAAGGACTTCATCGGGATCGAGCAGACGCAGACCCCGCCGGGTTCGCAGTTCACGATGGACACCGCGGTTCGATCATCGTTCCCGAACTTGAGTGTCGCCGGCATTCCGATTTTCGCCGATCACTTCTGTCCGAAGGGCAACGTCTTTGGCGTCAACGTCAAGTACACGTCGATGTACTTGTCGGAGGATGCGGCGTTTGACTTCTCCGGGTTCTACTCGTTGGTCCCACTTGGGCAGATCGGGCAGCAGGGGGTGGTCGTGGTCGGCTACGACGTGATCACTGCAAAATCTGTTTCAGGCTTCTGGGGCTATAACTTACTCGGAGCAAGTTTTTGATGTGAAATCAAAGCCTTAGCTATCTCTAGCATTTGCTCATCGGTGCCAGTGCCTTTGAACGAGTTGATAGCAAAGAGAACGAAACGGCAGTTGTCTTGAGTGTAACCTAGATCGCTTCGAATGCGATCGATGCTTGGAGAAAAAGGAAAGTAGCGTTGCGATCCAAACACGAATGGACTTCCGGTGAGTTCGCAATTGCCGGTCCATCGTTTTTCGCACCACTCTTTAGTTAAATCGAATGCAAGTTTTTTCTTACCAGCACGGTTTGCAGCGTTGGAAAGCGCGGGTTTCCACGGGTAGCGTTGTTTTGCTAATAAATACACTTTGTGTCCTAGTTCTGGATGTAATTTGCGATATCGAACGACGCGGGCAGTATGTTTTTCTTTGTTTCGCTGGTATTCGATTCGATCGGCGGCACGTACTTTTTCGGGGTCGAGCAATCGATAGTTTCGAGCTCGCGTTTTGGCAGGCTCCGGATCATTCCAATAAACAGCGAGGCGACGCTGATTCTGTTGTGCGCGATCAGGACGTTTCGACCATTCTGCACGAGCGTTGTGCCACTTCATGGTGCAGCGACGTGAGCAGAATTTTCGCCGGTTTGTCGGAAGCTCCGCGGAACAGCTTTGGCAGATCATTTGATTTACCTTACCCTCAGAACTTCATGAACGCAAGGAGCTGATATGCCGACTCCTCTTTCAGGGCCTGGCGTCGGGTTGATGTACCCACAGAACTACTATCCGTCGCAGCTGCAAAACGCGCCGAACGACCCGTCGTCGAATCGACAGACGCTGAATGCCGGTGACGTTTTCGTCATTCCGTCCGGCACCTGGTTCGTCACGCTCGGAATATATCTTGTTCTGCAGTATCTCGACCCGGTGACCAACGCATGGGCGTTTGGATCGGGTACGTCGTACGAACGCGGGATGCAGTACGTCAAGTCGGATGGTTTTTCCGTTCGCATCGCGAATTTGACCGGCTGCGTTGTTGCC